CTTGAAGTAAGAATTGAGAATCTTGAAAGCGGCGTTCCCCGCAGAGATATCTTTAAGATATCTCGTACCCTCGAGTTCTGCGCTGCCTTTCTCAACGTGGCTGTTTAGCGAGGGCAAGTCCCACCAATCGCCTAAGCAGACGACGACATCAGGTTTGTATTCTAGGATCGCCTGACCCGCCCAATGGATATGCTCTATACGCGACTCGGGTTTGATCTGCGCGTCAGGAATAATCAGGTGGCGTTTCATTCGTTTGAGAACGTAACCATCGCCTGTTGAAGTAGATGCCCGAGCCGATCTACCAGTTGCTCGTCGCGGCTCAAATCGTCATGCCCTGCTATGTCGAGCATGGCGTGGATCAGTTCGTGCGTGAACACTTGCTGACGATTACTCCCACGGAGGCTAGAGCGTATCTCGATTCGGTAATGCTCTGGGAGCCAGATGCCTACGCAATCTTTTCCATGCTTCCATTTTTGACTCGGCACGGATCGAACCTCAATCGTATGCCCTGCAAGTTGGAACGACTTGGGGATGCCATCGGTTCGCATTTTGCACCTATAAGAGAGCGACTTCGGCTTGTCTGCGGCGAACTAACCCGGGAAGTACCCTGCCCCCGCCGCGAGTCCAACGCATGAGTTGTTCCTTTGCTTCGTCCCAATTTTGCTCGTTGATCTTTCGGCGTAGCGTACTCGATTGCAGTCTGCCAACCCCAAGGTTGTAGGCGAAGTCAACAATCGCATTTAACGCATGGGGTCGAAGGATTAGAGCAGGGCAGTTACGCAAAACCCCCGGCAGGAAGTCGCGTTGAATCTGCCCGAGTAGGATTCTCTCGGCTTCTTCTTTAATGATCGACGGGTCAGTTAATGTAACTACACGACCGTCGAGGTAGCGCGTGCTGCCGTAACCTATGGTCGGCACTCCGGCAGGGCAGATATAAGGCTTGGAACGGAAACCCTCGAACTCTTTGCAGAGATCGATGGCGATAGATAGGTCGGTCATAACCCGCGCTTGGCTAGCGTCCTGTCGAGTATCCAATAGTTCACCACGCCCGAGAGCAGGGCCATATCATCAACTCCCCAAACCATCGGCAGAATTTCCACAAGCGTCATGCCAGATTGCACATAACTGACGATCACCGCCGTCTTGACTGCGCCATAGAGGACGAGAATGTAATACGTCATCATAGGGCGAACAGAGGCAGAGAGCGAGGCGACCCAACCTCCTGCTGCCTTGACCATTTCCGTCTGCTGATCGATTGCCGCCTTAAAAGATTCAACCACTCCGGTATCGATAGCGGCCTCTCGATTCGCGCCGATCTCTGCTAACTTCTGCGCGCCGCGCTGCTCCTCGAGTTTGCATTGTCGGTCGAACATAGAGAGTTCATGCTGCCGTTCGTTCTTTCGGTCATAGGCTTTAAGGAATTCGGGAACGAGACGAAATACGCCACCGAGTACACTTCCCACTACGCCGCCGCCAAGCATCTCGATCATGGCTTGTCCTTCAACTTATCGCGTACATTAAGGTAATGAACCAGCATCGCGCCGCATCCGGCCATGATTGCGATGACACTACCGATAAGACTCACAACTTCATTGGCTTGTGAAATCCAACTCGTTCCTGCTGCGGCGACCGATACTCCTGCTGCTACGTCGGCGGCTCTTTGTGGTGTACTCATCGTTATTCTCCAATTATAAATCATGGCGGCGGGCCGCTACCTTGACGCTCTAGGGTGACATCGACATCAGCGGTTGCAGTCAGCGCGGGTGACGAACTATCCGTAACCGTGCATCGATAAAGTGCCGAGACGAATTCCCATTCTGAAATTCCATTCTTAGAGAAGTTAGTCGTGGCCGCTGAAGCGTTGCTCAATGTCAACGTATCGCCAGAAACTTTAGTCCACGAATAGGTGTAAGGTGAAACGCCGCCTGTCGGAGTGACTGTCGTGTTATCGGATGTGATATCAGGGTCTGTTGAAATTTCATAAAGCGAACTCGGAGATGCCGAAGCCGACATTCCGGTACGGGTCAACGATACAGTCACCGTAGCCGTAGCAGTTGCCGCGACGTTATCGGTCACCGTGCAAGTGAATAACGCCTCATAGGTTGTACCCGAGGCTAAAGTCGTGCCGGTGAATGAGGTCGTTGCTGCTGATGCACTATTGGCAGAGATCAATGTCGAGCCGCTAGTTCTGGCCCACGAATAGGTATACGGACTCGTGCCGCCAGTTGCGGTCACGGTGGTATTGGCACTTGTTATGCTTGCACCAGAGTCGGTTTTAGAAAGCGATGACGGGTCACTACTTGCAGCAAGCGTTGTAGAGATTGCCGCCGCTCCTGCCGCTACACCGTTGCCGACTGGGAATTCGTCAGAGGCTACGCCGTCTTTCGAGCGAACGACAACCCAATAGTATCGAGTAGTCGTGTCGGTTTTCGGAATAAAGATGGAGGTGGTATTACCCGTCCAGATTTTTGATGCGCTGCTGAATGGCGTGATCGAGGTATGTTCCCAGATTTCATATACGGCACCGACAGGGAATACAGACGGCGCGACCCAACTTAATGTAAAGCCAGAGGTGAGATTCTTGGCGGTAAGGTTAGAAGCCGATAGCGGCTTATAATCGCTAGGTGTTGGATCGGTTACGCTCGTCGGAGTTTCATAGTCGCCCGTTGCAGGGTCAGTCCAATTAGTTGAAACTTCTTCACGCAGAATCAACTCAACCGCACCTGACGGATCAAACTTCCATCCCTCACAACGAACGGTCTTATTTGTCCACCCGATTTCCGAGAACGTCACCGTGCCAGTTTCAAATGGTCGAATCTTGTAGGCCGAAAGCCCACAACGAACGGTAGCAACTTGACCGTTTCTGCTACGCCGCGAAATTAAGATCGCATGGCGCTGCGCTTCGAATTCGTTAGTACAAGCAAAGAAGTCAGTCTCAAACCATATTTGCTCGCCATCGTCGGTGATATAGGTATTGTTTATCACCGGCTGATATTCCATCGGTTGCCAGTTTCGATCCTTATTGATGAACTGACCACGCACCGAGTTATAACGCTGATTGTACGGATAAGCCGTCGTAACGCTTAACCCGCCATCGATCAAGTCGTTATCGCCAAGCGTAAAAGCCGAGTATGACCACGCCCCTGCATACATACGCCATTTGCCACTAGAGTAATAACAGACTCCTGCCATGGCTTGCGCGAGGACTTGGATATTTTCCTCGAAGCGATCGGTGGCAATCAGGATGACATTACAGGTATATCGTTTCTGTGTTGCGCTGCCCGGGATATTTACGAGTTCGTCACAGATGTCTGCGGCATCCATAACAAGGTCGTAATCGATTTTTTCATCGCTCTCGCCAAGACCGAGTTTATTGTCGAGCAAATAGTCAGCAAGGCAAAGAGCAGGATTTATTGAGTAAGCCCAAGTCGTAGGATCATCCACACGCTGCGAGCCGCTGCCGCCGGTTTGTGTAGAATCAAGGCGAGGGTCGTAGACCTTTTTACCCTGCACCAAGCAAGTGATTTCGGGCTTGCCGGTTTTATAGATCGTCTCGTCAAACTCGTAGGTCAGCGCGATATAGGCAACGCCGCGACCGCGATGGTTAGTTGTCCATTGCGTCGGAAATATCTGAGAGAGTTTCCAATCTACGGTCTGCGTGATGGTTCCGGCGTATCGACGAACCCATGCCTTACCGTTATAGGTTCCGGTCGTGACTTTGCCATCGTCGACGCTGCCGGTGATTGCAGTAATCGTACCGATTGCGGCTCGATTAAAGTACACGGTGCCAAGTTGATTGCATTCGTGACCGGCGACGGCAAGAATTTGATGCAAAAATTCGTTATTAGTACCGGATGTCATCGGAGGTATGACGTTCATACCGGCGACTAGATTCTCTCCGTAAACGATACGACGAGGCTCTACCGTGCCGCTAAACTCCACATCGTTACGGGCTTTGCTTATCTTTGGTATTCCAATCAGAGAGAGCGTAATCTTATTTAGCGCGTAGAGACTGCCTCCGATAGCCGCAGCCGCGAAGAAAGTTCCGGCAACATAACCGGCAGCAGCCGATCCTGTTGCATAGGCAGCAGCATACGCAACCGAACCGGCTACTTTTAAGATCGCGGAGAATACTGCTTGCGGCATTTATATTGTCCAGTAGCAAATAGTTTGTGATCGCGGCAAATACACCACGCCGGATTCATAGACCGAGGCAATCGTACTGCCGACGCATATCCCAAGCGTCTCGCCTAATACGCCCTCGAAAAGCACGACATCGCCACGTTGCGCGCGACCTGTTTTAGATTTGCCGAGATAGCCGGAGATGGCTTTTCCCATGCCGCCTTCTTCAACGATGTATCGGATAGCGGAATCGTCGTCGCTATA